GTAGCCGTCTGTGCTAAAAAAACGCCCTCTTCCTTGCTTGACTTGCGTAGGTTGCATGCCTTGCACAGGACTTGAAGGTTATCTAGATCGTGAGTGCCACCGACCTTGCGGGGGATTATATGGTCGATGTGCAATGGCTCTTCATCACTGCCACAGTAGCGACAGATGCGTCCATCTCTATCAAACACTCGCTGCTTATGAACTCTATAGCGTCTTGAGTTAAGCTTGTCTAATGCCACCCTTTAGTTCTCCAATGATCTAATGCAATGCAAGGCTCACCATACCTATGGCCTATGTAGTCAAGCCCCCATCGTACCTGAGACCAACCATCTTGGGTTGCAAGCCATTCACTTCTACCTTGAGGAATACCATTATGACTACCATTCTTTGCTAATGGATTCCATGCTGATTCTTTACCATAAAGCTTTAATAAGCATCGATGTTCTTTATGATTAAAGTCTAATAGATATAACGCATAAGTCTTATAGTCTATATATTGCACTGGTTTAGAGCCACCTGCACTAGGTACTAGTAACAGAGCTATCCCAATAGCTACTAGCACCCCGCAAGCTACGCCCCTGAAGGGCTTGCGGTGAGCCTTTGAGAGGCTCTGCGCCGTTAGCGTACCATACCTTGTCAAGATGTGCATAACTATGCTCCTAACTAAGCGTGAAGTGAAGTATTGCCCTTACTTATCCACAGGTGTTCATAACTTATTTATCTTTGCCCCAACCAGTTCCCTTAAAGATTGCTCCTACTGGACTAATTAACTTGATCATAGGTTCATTGCAATAAGTGCATAGAACTGTTGGTTTGTCGTGCCAGCCATGATGCAGTTCATTCTTTAATCCGCATCTTCCACATTTGTAATCGTAGGCTGGCATGTAAGGCATCTCCCAATCATCCATGAACCACAGCTGCATCGTTCGATGTCAGTCTCTTTAGGCTCTTTATCTAAGTGTCCGTATTTTAATATGAGTAGTGGCAAGAGATCAGCTAATCGGATGATGCAGGCATACTCCGCTGCATCTTCTCCCTGCCCATTTAGCCGTATGACTCCGAATCCCAATTCCCCCGAAATGGATGTCCGAGCCTTTAATTGCTTTATGTACGCAAGCGGTTGAAATCCAGCGCGGGCTTTGACTTCAACATCGAATGGCACATTGACAATATCCTTGCCACTACCCCTTCCCACACATGCGCCCTGCCACTGAGTCGATAGGTACTCAGCTACAACTCGCTCTGTGCGAAAACCTCTGTGCTTTCTGTGCTGACTAATGATTCATCCCAGCCATGTAACCCATTGCAATGCCGCCAATGAATAGAGCTAATGTCAGAATCATAAGTAGCGTCTCCTTATCCATTGACTGCCCTGCACTTGTTACATGACCAAGTGCCAGCAACTACTACACCTGCTTCAATTCTTGCAGTGATCGTAATGTCAGATGCCAGTGTTGGCTCATTGCATAGTTGGCAATTAACTGTGTCAATCATAGGAATGTCCTCGACATTGACCCATCCGTCTGCTGTATGAAACTCTGCGTATCCCATTATACCCTCGCCTTCTGTGGTTCCCATTTGCCACTGCTGCTTAAGTTATACCAATGCGTTGGACACTTATCCATGCCACCACTTTGACCCTTGGTGGCACAGAAGAATCCAGCCCAATCTTTACCAGTCTTAGCAGAATGACCAGTGCGCCATTCCATGTGGCCATGATTGCAACTAGGTGCATCCATAGCTTCTGCCGTACCTAGAATCTCTGTAACTGTTGCCATTGCTGCGTCTAGTGTTACTGGAGCTAGTGTGGTCTTGACATATGCACCAATAGGTGTAGTCCAGTAATCTACATCGCCCTCTTTAATGTCCTGTGGTGCAGGCTTTTGTTGATCCTTAACTACTTTAAGTGCTGGATGATTAGGTGCAACCTTACTCATTTCTTCTCTGCTAGGACGCTTTCCTTTAGGAGCATAACCCGCATTTGCAAGTGCTCTGCCAATAGCAGATGTCTCGCAATTCTCCAGTGCAGAAGTTTGATTGACCCCGCGAGTGCTAACTGTTTCTTCCGCGTACCCTGTCGCCCATGCGATGCTATCTTGGCTAGTCTTATAGAGATATGCCTTAACAATATATCTACTAGCTTCCACAACTTCCAACTCAGTGCTAATACGAAAATCTGGATAGTCCTTAATAAACTTTTCAAGTCTCACCTCTACTGGCTCGTAATCGGCTAAATTAAACATAGAGTTCATTCTCCTCTGTTTGTAGTTGTCCAGCGATTGCTAGATAACTGGCTCCATCAATCCAAGAATCGACTCTTGTTCCATCTTCGATTGTTCTTGCGATTTTGACCAGCGATAGGATAACTGCGACTTGGTAATCTTCCACTGGCATTTCAAGGTAGGCACTAATGAGTCTGGCTGCTCTAACCATATTGTCACTTGGGTGACCATAAGCGAGTCCTCTGTCTTTATATAGATCAGTGGCAGAACTAAGTATTTCTGCATGTTTCATTCTGACCAGAACTCTGAGCGATTCACAGCTCTGCCTTTATGCCAGCCATCGCGATGGCCACGATCATAGGCTTCTTTGTAGGATTGTAACGCCCATATAATAAAGCTAATACCTGCCCCTATAAGGCATATAATTAGCAGTTTGTCATTGTTGCTCATGCTGACACCTGCTTTGATAATAAAAGTTCTGCTAACTCTGAAGCAGTAATCTTGTTATTGTCAAACATCTCGCATACATCTTGTATAAACTGGTTAGTCTCTGCGTTCATTTTTGTACCTATCTGTAGCAACGCCCTTGGTTGCTTACAGGATTAGTGTTGCATAGAGTCCAGACTAATCAAGTATATTTTGATAACGAAATGGTAACGAATCTGCCTCATCAATCATCGTGTCGATGGTGCGAACTACATCAAGCGTAAAGTCGTCCATAAAGGGTGAATGACCCATCCTTATTTATAGGCACTAGCATCGGGCTAACGCGGTCTCCATGCGTCTCAATAACTGCTACGCTCATCTGCCAATTAGCGCTCCCAGCCTTCAAATAAGAGGCTTTCTTCTTGTCCATGACATTTCCTGCCTCTAAGCCCCATAGAGTCCTGTATGAGGCTCCTATGCCCTCTGTGAAGGCACTAATGCCTGCCCTGTGCGTGTGACCACAGACCACAGACTTGCCGAACTTCTTAGCCAGCCCAAGAGCTGTAAGTCCAGCATTGGAGTTCATTGATCCTTCGTCGCCATGGACTAAGACCCATCCCTTATGAAACTCGAATGGTCTTTTATGGAAGCGGATTCCGAGTCCAGCGAAGTCCATAAACTTTGCGTATTCCAGTTCTGGTAATCCGATGAGGCTAGGTGCGCGTAATAGTGTGTGGTATAGGCGGTCTGTGTGATTGCTCCGAGTGACATCTGTTGTGCCGAGTTCATAGAGAATATCCTGCGCAAGGCTTCTGTCAGCATCTAGCGTACCTTCCCACTCTAACTTAGTTCCCTGCGCCCAGCGAGACTGGCTCTGCATATCCAACTCGTCACCTGTATTAAGGATGAGGTCGAACTTCTCTCGCTTTACTAACTTGATAAGATTCTTAACAGCTTGCTCATGGTGATATGGGATTTGTAAATCCGAGATAACCAAGTATCGGCGTTTAGTCATCGTCCTCATCTTCGTAATCGCCGAACCTATTTGGATCGACTGGGTCTGGCAGAATCCATGCAGGATAAGACTGAGTATCGGTAATCATAAATAACGCAACACCTTCAGCGAAACCCGCTTTGCGCAATGACTTCCAGTACTCATGCAATCCGATGCAGTAAGCATCTAGCTTTGAGTAGCCTTGCTCCTCTAGCTCTTTTGCTTTTCTTGCCATAGCAGAATGTTACCTGTCTAATAAGATGTTGTAGATTTCATCAACTCGCGTGTTGAGTCTTTTAATCTCAGACAACAAATGTGTAATCACATAACCAGCAAGACCCCCAATGACTCCGAGAGTTGCTAGATAGAAAGTGAAGAAGTCCTGCTGCGTCACTTCTTTATGCCGAGAGCTGTGTCGTTAGCATTGAGAAAGCGCAACACT